GTCCCGATGAGGGACAACTTCAACATCGTGCGAGGGACGTTCAACGATGCAGCGCAGCGTTGGATCGCTGCCGAGTACCCTGAACTTCGCTCAGCCGCATTCATCGCCGAGGACGATGGAGTCGAAAGCCCGGTCGACATCGAGTTCCCGCTGACAACCTCGTCGGCGACTGTGCAGCGGCTCGCGAAGCAGATGCTCTTCCGCAACCGGGAGCAACTGACCTTCACTGCCGACTTCGGCATGGCCGCGTTGGAATTGCAGGTCGGCGACATCGTGGCGCTTACGATCGATCGCTATGGCTGGTCGGTGAAAGAGTTCGAAGTCGTGTCGTGGACATTCGGCGCCAATGGGGAAGCTGGCGACCTGCGCGTCACGATGACGCTGCGGGAGACCAGTTCAGCGGCATTCTCGTGGACGGCTGAAGAGAGCGCGATCACCGGCAACAACTCTAACCTGCCTGATCCGTCATCCGGGCTGACAGTGACCAATCTGACCGCATCTGGCGGTGGGCGCACACAAGGGGACGGCACGTTCATCAACTCTGTTATCCTGAATTGGGACGATGTGTCGAACAAGTTCGTCGACTACTATGATGTCGAGTGGAGACCGGTTGCAGATAGCAGCTACGCGGCGACGACCACAGACGAGAGCGACATCGAGATTTCGCCGCTCATCGATGGCATCCAGTATATCTTTCGAGTTCGGGCCGTCACCATTGCAGGGGTACGCGGCGGCTGGACCAGCGTCACCTTTACCGGCGGCGGTGATACGACTGCCCCAGGCTTGCCGACCGCTATCACCGCGAATGGGCAGTTCGGCTATATCGAGATCAAATGGACGAATCCGGCTGACTCTGATTTCAGTCACGTCGAAGTCTACGAAAACACTGTCGACAACTCTGCGACCTCGACGTTGGTCGGCATCTCGGCGGGATCGAACTTCATCCGCAACAATCTCGGTCTGAGCGTCACCCGCTACTACTGGCTGAAATCCGTCGACTTCAGCGGCAACAAGTCTGCCTTCACTGCCGGCGTAAGCGCCACAACTACCTACTTGGATGACGCAGACTTCGCCAATGGCATCTACAGCTTGTTCACCGCGCAGGGCCTCTATGCGATCCGCGATGTCACCAGTCTTCCAGGGTCAGGCGCGTTCGTCGGTGAAAAGATCTACAATCGCACTGACGGGAAGCTGTATCAGTGGACAGGATCAGCTTGGACGCTTGTTATTGCTGATGTCGCCGCTGGCTCGATTACCGAGACCAAGATCGCGAACGATGCCATTACGACACCGAAGATCGCGGCGAACGCGGTTACCGCCGCAGAGATCGCTGCGGCTACCATCACGGGCAACAAGATCGTCGCCAACACCATAACAGGCGGCCTCCTTGCGACCAGCGGGATCATCACGACGAGCGCTCAGATCGGCGACGCGCTTATCACGAATGCGAAGATCCAGAACGCTGCAATCACGAGCGCCAAGATCAGCGGGACGATCCAGTCAGATAACTATGTTGCCGGAACGTCTGGCTGGAAGATCACGCGCGACACAGGCACTGCCGAGTTCCAGAGCGCCACTATTCGCGGAACATTGAACGCTGGAGATATCACGGCTGGCACGATCTCGGCGGATCGCTTGCCAGGTCTTGCGGTGGCGAACTCGACATCCATCACGGGAACCATAGCAAGAAATGCTACATCGACTTACACAGTTTCGTTCAGTGGGGTAAAAAGTGGCTCCAAGATGATGGTTGTGACGCAGATTAGGGGGTATTCAAGCGGAGAAAGCCCAAGACTAGAAGTCACAGCGACAGGGACCAATGTGACGCTTGACTACTCAACGACTGCAATCGCATGGATTTTCGAGGGCGGTTCCTATAACGCAAGCCCGGCTACTTTTGTTTCGACAGCGACATCAACAAGCACTTCTGGCACGATTGGGTTCACCGTCAAGCATGTAAACAACACCAGCGGTAGTGCCACAGTCGATGGTGTTGTCGCAGCGCTCGTGATGGAGGCTTGAGATGAAGTTTACCATCTACAATGTCGATGGATCGTGGTCAGGAACATTTACGACTACCGGCGATCTTGATCCGGCTATGGTCCCCGACGGTGGGCATTGGATTGAAGGAGCGCATGATCGCTTCAGTCGCTGGGAAAACGATCAAGTGGTCCTGTTTACGCAGTCCGAGATCGATGCAGCCGAAATCGAAGAGGCGTGGCCTGAGTTGCGCCGCGAACGCAACCGCCGCCTCTCCGTTAGCGATTGGACGCAGACGATGGATGCGCCGGTAGACCGCGCTGCATGGGCCGCCTACCGTCAGACGCTGCGTGATTTACCGGCCAACACAGCCGACCCCCGCGCCCCGCAATGGCCTAGTCCGCCTGCATGAATGATGCTAAGATGCCGCACGCGCGCATCCTCTACAGGAGACTCCTTCGATGGCTACCTTTAACAAGGTCAACGACTTCGTGAAGAACGCGGTCCACAACATGGATCTCGAAAGTGACCAGATCGTGATCGCCCTTTCGAACACCGCCCCCGGTTCTGAGTCGAGCAACCCGACTTCGGACAACAATGGGGTCCTGGCGAACGTGACCCAGATCACCTACACGAACCTCTCGAGCCGCAACGTCACGACGACCTCGTCGACGCAGACCGGCGGCACCTACAAGCTGGTGCTGGCTGATATCACGCTCACCTCGACCGGCGGCACGACTGGCCCGTTCCGCTACGTCTACATCTACAACGACACGGTGACAGCGCCGGCCGACCCGCTGATCGGCTACTATGACTACGGCTCGTCCCTGACGTTGAACGATGGCGACAGCCTCACGGTCGACTTCTCGGCGGCGAACGGCGTTCTTCAGATCGCTTGAGGTGACAAGACATGGTGACGCTCGTCAACCGCGCCAAGATGGCGACGGCTACCACAGGCACAGGCACGATTACGCTCGGCTCTGCGGTGACAGGATACCAATCCTTCGCGGCTGCGGGCGTCACTGATGGGCAAACAGTTCGCTACGTCATCGAGGACGGATCGAACTGGGAAATCGGCGCAGGCGTCTACACGGCGTCTGGCACTACGCTTTCTCGGACACCGAGCGAGAGTTCTGCATCTGGGGCGGCAATCAATCTCAGCGGCGCAGCCACTGTCTTCGCCACTGCGGCAGGCGGTGACATAGTTCAGCCGAGCAACAACCTGAGTGATCTGTTGAGCGCATCGACGGCTCGCACAAATCTTGGCTTAGGCACGATCGCCACGCAGGACGCATCCAATGTGTCGATCTCTGGCGGCAGCGTGACGGCGACGATAGACAATTCCACGCTTGAAGCGTATCGGGAGACGATCACGACGGTCGGCACTGTTTCGGCATCGACCTACAACATCGACACGAGTCTCTCGAACATCTTCGACATCACGCTTGGCAACAACGTGACGTTCACCTTCACGAACCCTCCTGCTTCGGGCTATTCAAGGCCAGTGGTGATTGTTCTGCGGCAGGACGGTAACGGGAACAGGACCGCTACGTTCACAAATGCCAAGTATACCGAAGGTCAGACGCCAACACTTTCTACCGGGGCATCTGACATTGATGTCCTGACATTCTTCACCGTCGACGCCGGTTCTAACTGGTTCGGCACTTTTGCAATGGCAAATGTCTCGTAAGAAAGGAGAGCACGATGGCACACCGAGCAAACGTCAGCTTCTATCTCTACACCGGCTTCAACTCATCGGCGCTCGAATCATTTGAGGCTTTTCAGCATATGAAAGCCAGCGGCATTGAGTTCTCGCATCTGCACTACGCAGATCCGGAGCAGCATGAAATCTGCATCAACTGGGCAAATGAAACTTTTGCAAACACCCCGTATGCAGCCAACGTGACATCTTTTCCGTTTGTGACATACGACAAGGCGTTCGACTTCAAGGATGTCCCACCTCGTGAAACTGTTCTCGTCTACGGCGTCGATGCGATCAAGGCGATTGATTGGGCTGCACTGGCTAATTTTGAGGGGTAAATCATGCCCATCGCTGTATCCAGCCTTCTTCGGAGGACCATCGTCCCAGCGGGGTCTGCGACTTTCAACGCAAGCGGAATTTTCACGTCCCCGTTCGGCGTTCAGGCGGTCTCAATCGCCGGGAAGGGTGCTCCTGGTAATTCTGGCAACCCAGGAAACCCAGGGAATAATGGCAGCGGCGGAACTGGCGGTGCGAGAGGACTAGCAGGGAACCCTGGCAACCCTGGCAATGCTGGTAATGCTGGCGCGGCTGGCGCGCGGGGGAATGCTGGCACTGGTGGCACCGCTGGCCCTGGTGGGGCAGG